CAGTTACTAAAAGCATTAAAAAAATTGCAAAATCTCCAGTGGGTAAAGCTGCTATATTAGGAGCTGTTGGTTTTGGAATACCTGGAACTCAGTTTGGTGGTTTGTTTGGAACTGCAGCTAAAAAAGGTATATTAGGAAAATATGGTTTAGGTCAAACTTTAGGTATAATGGGAAAATCTCCAGGAGCTTTAGGAGGTAAGACACCTGGGCTAGGTGGACTATTAAAAAGAGCATTAGGTTTTGTAAAAGATAAACCGTTTACATCTATTTTTGGTGCATCAGCATTAGCAGGTCTTATGACTCCAAAACAAAAACAAGAATTACTACAACAAGAAGAGGAAGATGATTTTGATATAGCTGCAATTAGAAGAGATCCATATGGGGCTATGGGTGGAGCTTATTCTTTTTACGCTGAAGGTGGTAAAGCAGAACCTGTAGCTAAGAAAACTATGCCATTATTGGACATGGATGGTATGGAAAAAGATTATAGAGAAACAGGTGGTTTTGTAGAAATGGGTAGAATGGAAAGAGCTGACGATGTACCCGCTAGATTATCTAAGAATGAATTTGTATTTACAGCAGATGCTGTAAGAAATGCAGGTGATGGAAATATAGACAAAGGCGCAGAAGTTATGTATAACATGATGAAAAACCTCGAATCCGGAGGTGAAGTATCTGAAGAATCGCAAGGATTAGAAGGCGCTAGAAAAATGTTTCAAACATCACAAAGACTAGGAGAAGTCATATAATGTCGACGCAAACAACGATATCAAGACCAGCGGGATTTGTAGAAGATTTAGGAAAAGATTTAGCGACTCAAGTCGTTGCCCAAACAGCCGTACCGGTAGTAACAACAGGAACTGGTGGTATCACACAATTAGCTGGAGAGTCAGCTGCTCAATTTGATGCTAGAAAAAAGGCTGCTCAACAATTTGATATTAGACAACAAAGTTTAACAGGAATTGCACCACAAGTCGCTGCTCAAGATGCTTTACAAAAAAGAGCACAAACTTTAGCAACACAGGGTATTGGTTCATTTCAACCGTTTCTACAACAAGCACAAATAGCATCAGCTGCTGCAATTTCACCACAAATTACACAGCAGTTTATGTCACCGTATCAACAACAAGTTATTGATACAACATTAAATGAATTTGATAGACAAGCACAGGTGCAAGAACAACGGATCAGAGATCAAGCAATAGCCTCTGGTGCATTTGGTGGAGGCAGAGAAGGTGTATTACAATCAGAATTTAGAACAGGGAGCGATAGAGAAAGAGCATTATTGCAAGCAGGTTTATTACAACAAGGATTTGGACAAGCACAGCAACTAGCTGCACAAAGATTTGGTCAACAACAAGGTTTAGCACAGCTATTACCAGGATTACAAAGACAAGACGTTGGAACTTTAGGTCAGCTGGGCGCGCTGAACCAAGCTCAACAACAAGCAACTCTTGATGCACAAAGAGAAGCAGCAAGACAAGCTGCATTCTTACCACAAGAACAAGTGGATAGATATGCAAATATTGTTACTGGAATTATGGGTGGTTATCCAGGTCAAACACAAACAACTAACGTACCTAATCCTACACCACTACAAACAGCTCTTGGAGTGGGTACAACATTAGCTGGTATATATGGAGCTGTTACAAATCCAGGAAGTATAAATTTTAAATTTCCATAATATGAACAGAACTTTAAAAAGACCAATGTTTAGAATGGGTGGTTCTGCAGGAACTGGTATTACATCAGGTCTTGATACACCAAAAAGAGGTATTGTTGATGGACCAGGAAAATATTCACAACCAGCAACGGATACTGAATTAGTTCAAAGATCTTTAGCTAGAACTAAAGAAGTATTACCTATTCTAGAACAGTTACGAGGAACACAATCACCTTTTTCAGCATCGGGTGTTCCAGGATTTTTAACGTCGTTTGGTTTAGATTTATTAAGCAGGCCTCCTTCAGGAAACATATTTCAAACCGCAGCCCTTGCAGCTAAAGGACCTTTTGAAAATTTACAAGCAACACAAATGATGAACAGAAGAAGAAAAGGTGAACAAGCTGCAGATATTTTTTCAAACATTCTTTCATCAGAATATAGTTTAGAAGAAGAAAAACAAAAACAAGCAGGTGAAACATCTACACAATTTGAAAGAGTTGAAAGAGCAAAACTATCTAATCAATTTTACGATGATAAAATTAAACAAAAAGAGGATGATCTATTAAACGCTGGTCCTCAAGAAAGAGCAAATGTTCAAGAAGAAATTAATGCTTTGATTAGAAAAAAAGATGATCAATACAATTCAATCATATCAGGTAAAATGTCAGACGATGAATTTGTAAAAGATATTATTATAGCTGGTGTTAAAAGTGATATATTTGATCCTGCAAAAGTTGCAAAACTTTACCCTGAATTAGCTGATTTATTGTATGATGATGCAGAATCAAACGCTGATGGTGGTCGAGTAGGACGTCAAATGGGTGGACCTGCTATGATGCCTGATCTTGCAAAAACAGATGAAGATCAAGTTGAAGATTTATCTTACAATGAATTAAGAGCAAGATTACCACAATCAATAGATAACGACGTTGTTCAAGTAATTGCAAATAGTAAACAAGCTTTATTAGATTTTGCAAACATAAGAGATCAACAGGACGTGGACGAATTTAATCAAAGATACAACGTAAGTTTGAATATAGCACAAGAGGGTTAACATGGCTGAACCCTTCAAGCAAAAACAGAAAAGCTTAGAGAGAGCTGAATCAATAACAGGTCTTGCAAAAGAAGTTTTAAATAAAAAGAAAAAACCTGTAAAGTTTACATGGAAAGGTTTTGCTGATCTCGCATCTAGTTTTTTAGAAACAAATCCATTTGATAAATTAAAAATAGAAAGAATTAAAGAATTACAAGAAGGTTCTGAAGCAAAAGAAAAAGATTATATTGATTTTTTTGAAGACCTTGAAAAAGGTATATTTGGTGGTGTTCAAGATTTAAATTACGCAATAGGTGATTTGTTAACATCTGGTGTAGATGCTGCAACAGGGACTGATCTAGGAGAAAAACTTACAGAGACATACGAAAAAAATAAAATAAAAGATCCTGAAACATTAACAGGAGAAGTTACAAAAGTTCTTACACAATACGGTATGCCTGGTGGTGCAGCCTTTAAAATATTAAATAGATTTAAAATATTTCAAAGAAGTAGAAAATTAGCAGAAACAGGAACTAAATTACAAAAAGGATCACAGATTGCAAAGAGAGCTGGATATATGGCTAGTGCTCTTGCTGCAACTGATTTTATTGCATCAACACCAGATAAAGAAACTTTTTTTGTAAAAGAAGAAGATACAAAAGGCTTAACCGGTAGAGATCTTGCATTAGCAAGACTTCGAAACAGAGTTAGATTTGGTGCAGAAGGAGCTTTAATTGGTGGTGGTTTCTCTATGATTGGTAAACCATTAGCTCTTGGTTTTAAATATGGTATTTTCAAACCCACTGCAAAGGTAGCAGGTATTGGATTAAAAGCAGTAGACAAGGCTGTTGTATCACCAATCACGTACCTTGGATCAAAAGCAATACCAGAACCTGTAGGTAAGTCACTAAGAAATGCAAGTGCGTATGTTATAAACAAAGCACTTACACCATTAAAAATAGGAACAGGCACAAAAACAAAACAATTACCAAAATTTCAAGAATGGAAATTATTTAGTAAAGACAGTAAAGATCCACTACAAAGAAGACTGAAAACTTTATCAAACTTTTTAGAAAAATTTACATCACAAGGTAGACTTACAGGTTTAGGTTATCAAATATCATCAGAGGCTAAAAGAGAAATAAAAGCACAAAATAGAACAATTGATCAATATTTAAAATCTATTGAAAAAAAAGCTTACAATTTAGCTGAAGATTTTCAAACAAAACATAATACAAAAACTGCCTCAGAAGCTAGTCAAGATTATTATTTAGATCAAGTGCTTGGATATTTAAAAGGTAATGTTAAGTTAAAAGCTCTTGCACCTGAAATACGAGGAAGTGCAAAAGAATTAAATGATGAATTATTACAAATAAAGAAAAATTTTGCTGATCTTTTACCTGAAGGAGACTTAAAAAAATTTATGTTAGACAATTTAAAAACATACATGAGACAGTCTTTTGCTATATTTACTAATCCAAATTATCAACCCGATAAAAAAATATACGATGGTGCAGTTAACTGGGTAACTAAAAATGTAGTAGATAAAAATAAAGATTTAAGAGAAGAAGCATTGAAATTAAAAACTAAAAAAATGACTAACAAGCAGGCTATTGCAGAGTATGCTGAGTCATTAACAGATAAAATATTAAAAGCAGGAAAACAAGATGGTGCAGATCCACTGCAAGTATTACGAAACATAGCAGGTAAAGACTTTTTAAGAACTGATAGAATGATACGATCAGGAGAAGAACTACCGGATGCAATTAGAAAATTATTGGGACAAGAAGATAATTTAAAAGCTTCTGTATTAACCACAACATCACATGCAATCACACATGCTGTTAATAAAAAATCTTTTGATAAACTAGCTAAAATAGGTTTAGATGAAGGATGGTTATTTAGAAGTAAAGCAGCAGCTGATGCTAAAAGATATTTTGATGCAGAAAAAATAGGTGATGTAAAAAGTTTAGGTCTACTAAAAAGTGATATGTCTAAACTGTTTGCTACACCAGAACTTACACAAGTTTTTAGACAAACAAGAAAAGGTTTAGATACCTGGATACAAAACAGTGTTTATAGAAATATACTACAGTTAAAAGTAGCAGCACAGTATGGTAAAACTGTATTATCACCAGTTACACAAGTGCGTAACGTATCTTCAGCAAGTTTATTTCCATTAGCAAACGGACACATAGGTGGTAGAGCTTCGGTATCAGAAGCATTAAAAATGGTTGTAGATGATATATTTGGTGCTGGTAAAATTATAGACGAAAACACATTTTTTAAAAATATAGAAAACAAAATACGTCTGGGTGTGTTAGATGAGAACATTGTAGCATCAGAACTTAAAGCAGTGTTACAAGAGATTAAAAATACCAAAGGTTTGACAAGTATGGATAGAATTATCAGAGCTTTGTCTGATGGTAAGTTTGCATTTTCAGATGAATCCATGCAAAGTTTAGGTAAAAAGGTAAGTGGATTTGGTAAAGGAGCAGCTAGAGTTTATGCTGGAGGTGATAATCTTTGGAAATGGTATGGTCATGAGTATGTAAAATCACAGTTACGTAGTATTTATAGTAAAACTAGTGACATATCTAAATGGTATGATGAAATCGTAGGTAGAAAATTTGATCCTGTAAATACATTTACGGGAAAAGTAAAAACTTTTGATGAAGCAGTAGATGAAGCTGCAGCATGGTATATCAGAAATACATATCCAACATACAGTAAAGTTCCAGAGTTTGTGCAGTCAATAAGAAAATTACCGTTTGGTAACTTCGTATCGTTCCCTGCTGAGATGATAAGAACTACATACAATATTATAGAACTAGGGGCAAAAGAAGCAACATCTGCAAATCCTAAACTAAGACAGATGGGTCTTAGAAGATTGTTAGGAGCTTATGTAACTTTAGTTGGAACTGGAGAAGCTGTTGGTAAAACAGCACAAGCTTTGACTGGTGTAACCATGGAAGAAATAGAAGCATACAAAAGAAGTTTATCGGCTCCGTGGGAGAGAAGAGCACAAATTATACCTATTAATAAATGGAAAAATGGTGTTGGAAAAGCAATAAACTTTTCATACTTTAGCCCATACGATACTGTAACAAAACCAATAGAAGCCATGTTTAAACAATGGCAAGAAGGAACTTTAAAAGGTGAAGCTACAAGTGATAAATTATTGTCACAAGCATTTGGTCAAGATGGACCTGTTAGAACTTTGTTAGATCCTTTTGTTACACAATCAATTGCATTAGAAAGATTTACTGACGTGTTACCAGCAGAGGTAGGTTTAGGTAATAGAGGTGGTGTAACAAAAACTGGTGCAAAAGTATATTCACAAACAGATACAGCTGGAGATAAGATTTCAAAAAGTTTTGTTCATGTATTAAAAGGTATTGAACCAGGTGCTGTTACAACAAGTAGAAAGTTAGTACAAGGTTTACAAGCAGATGTTCAAAGAGGTGGTCAACCAATATCTTTAAGAGATGAAATACTTGCATTATTGTCAGGTATTAGAATTATAAATATAAATACGCCACGGACAATGCAATACAAAATAACAGAATATAATAATAACAAAAGAAGTGTAACAGCTACAGAAAAATTTTTTAGTTTACAAGATTTTAGACAAAGAGGACCTGAAGTTTTAGGAGAAGAGTTTAGAGATATACAAGAAGAAAATTTAAAAGTTAATAAAGAATTTTATCAAGTGTTAGAAGATGCACAAACTATGGGTGTAAGTCAACAAAAGCTTAAAAAAATTATGAAAGATAGAGGTATATCATCTAAAAATGCAAGAAAATTATTAAGAGGAGTTAACATACCTTACACTGGATACGATGGTCGTATGCAGAAAAGAGTGAAAGATGCAAAAAAATTATCAACAGAAATAAATGAAGGTTCTATTAATAGAAATTATTTTTATCCTAAAAGATTATTCAAACAAATTGAAAGAGAATACAAAAGAAAAAGTATTAAACCACAAGAAGAACAACCAGGTATAATTGAAAGAGGTATAGATACTATTCAAGATTTATTTGGTGAAACACCACAGGTGCAACAAGAGACACAAGTAAGCAACATACAGACACCACCATTACCAAATACACCAATGCCAAATGTACAAATGACACAAGCAAAGGACCCTAGAACTAACTTGACAAGAACAGAGAGTGCTTTACTATCACCTTCTGAACAACTTATAGCGAGTAGAACATAATGAATTACAGTATTGACAGTTTGGGCGGTATGATAGGCGTGTCCTATCGGGTATCTTTTGTGGCGGGGGTCACAGAATAATGGCTAGAAAATCTGCATTACAGAAAATAGAGGACCATGAAAAACTCTGTAGAATAATGCAGAAGCAAACGTTCGAACAAATAAAAGAAATGAAAGAACGTATTAGAAGAATTGAATACATGATTGTAGGAGGAATGGGATCACTCATTTTAGCTTTGGTCATGAATTACATGAAATAATGAATCTCTCACGAAACTTCAGCTTACTAGAGCTTACCAAATCAGATACAGCTATACGTTTGGATATAGATAACAATCCAAATGCAGATCAAATAGAAAAACTAAAAGCATTGTGTGAAAATGTTTTACAGCCAGTACGTGATCACTTCGGCAGGGTCAAGGTGACCAGCGGGTACCGTTCTCCTGAATTATGTGCAGCAATAGGTAGTTCTGTAAATTCACAGCATGCCAAGGCCGAGGCCGCAGACTTCGAGGTTTTAGGCGTAGACAACGCTGAAGTTGCTGATTGGATAAACATGAACTGCACGACAGATCAACTAATACTCGAGTTCTATACTCCAGGCGAACCTAACAGCGGATGGATTCATGCATCTTACGTAGAGTTTCAACCAAGAGCACAATACATGAGAGCTTATAAAGAAGATAAAAAAACAAAGTACAAACCAATTATTGGTAGAGCTGTGGATCTAGTTTAGATCCATTCTTTTAATTTTTCACCCATAACTTCAGACGCAATATTAATCTTATCACGTAAAGCTTTTACAATCTTTTCATCAACTGTATCTTCAGCGATGATATCAATATATGTTACAGTTTTTTTCTGACCTATACGGTGTGCTCTATCTTCTGATTGTAGTCTTTTCTCTAAATCATAACCATTAGAATAATAAATTACAGTGTTTGCTTGTGTAAGTGTAATACCATAACCACCTGTTTGTGGTGTACCTATCAAGAACCTACACTCTGGATCAGTTTGAAAACGTTTAATATTTTCTTGTCTTATCTCTTGTGGTGTCAAACCATAATAGTGCACATAACATTTATCACCAAACTTCTTTGTAAGTTGTTGTATAATATCTCCAACACTCATTTGATAGTTGGCCCAGATAATAGCTTTACCCTCTGTCTCTTCAAGAATAGACATTAACTCATTCATTCTATTGCTTTCAACAGATTGCACAGAACCATCATCAGCTGTTACATAACCACAAGTGATTTGATGTAGACGCATCAACTGTGTAAGCACAGTCATGGTTGTAGTTACTTTACCATTCAATACAGCCATAGCTGCTTTCTTCATTTGTTGATACACTTTCTTTTGATCTGGTGTGAGTTGTATATGTCTTTTGATAAAGTTTTTTGGTGGTAAATCCAGACAATCTTCTTTCAATACCCTGTATGAAAATTCTTTAACAGTATCTGATAATTCACCAAGATTTTTAAATTCACTAACAACCTGTATTGATCGACCACGAAGATGCATAGTTTTCATTTCTGCATAACGATTACGAAACGCGTAGTATGATGTAAAGTCCAATAACCACGGATCAAGGAACTCACACTGACTATATAAATCAAGAGGATTCTTTGTGATAGGTGAACCTGTAAGTATTCTTTTGTATTTAGCTTCTTTACCAACAGCTATTATATTTTTAGTTCTACGAGCTGAAGGTGTTTTAATTGTAGTAGATTCATCAACAGCCATCAGAGCATTGTGACTAGCTACAAACTTTCCTGCAAACTTTCTACCCTTATCTGTACTAAACGCTTCTACATTCATAACTAAAATATGTAATGCAGTCTCCACTTCAAATAGTGTTTCAAGTTTTTCTTGTTGTGTTTTTGTGATATTTGGTTGCCACAATACGGTCACATTTTCAATATGACTTGGTAAGTGTGTTGGTAGTTCTTGTTCGTACCAAGTTTTAACAACACCTTTAGGTGCAATAATTAAGGCACCATTAATTTTACCTTTGTCGTATAACATAGCGACGTTATCTATTAATACTTTTGTTTTACCTGTACCCATCTCCATAAAATATGCGTAGTTTTCTTTGTTCCATGACTTTTCTAAAGCAGTCAATTGATGCTTGTATGGCTTTGTTTTAAATTTATAGTTCATAATATTTTCTTCTTTCTAGGGTTGACATATAATCCAGGATGAATTATATGTCAAGTCATAATGTCAGAAAGAATAGTTTATGTTATTCAAGAGATACCTGGAACAAGGTATGGTAGACCTAGAATAAATATTTTAGGTGCAGAAGAATTTGGAAGATTAGAATTTTTACTGCCAGAATTTTCACAAATAATTTTTTCACCAGGTCCTCTTATTTTTGAGTTAAGAAAAAAATTAAAAAACTTTAAGAAAGAAGATTACATATTATGCACTGGTGATCCTGCTATTATAGGTATAGCATGTTCTTTAGTTTCTGATATTACAAATGGTAGATATCATTTACTAAAGTGGGATAGACAAGAAGCAAAATACTATCCAATAACAATTAATTTGTACGAGAAAGGAAAAATAGATGACAATTAATTTTGAAGCAGATCAACAAGATGCTATGAAAAAGACTGAGAATATTCAGTCACTTGCAGACCAAGTAGAAAAATTAGAATCATTACAAAGTAGATTACAACTACAAGAGGATAATATTAAAAATACAAAGAAAGAGATTGAAAAAATCTCTGGAGATATTATACCGACAATGATGAGTGAGATGGGGCTAGCAGAATTAAAGCTGCAAGATGGATCTCACTTAAAAGTTTCAACGACGTATCGAGCTACCATAACGGAAGCAAATAAAGAAACGGCGTTTAACTGGCTTCGTAACAATGGACTAGGAGATATCATTAAGAACGAGATCTCGGTGTCTTTTGGTCGTAACGAAGATAACAAGGCAGCGTCTTACGCTGAACTTGCGAAGGGTCAAGGGTTCCAACCGACACAAAAGATGAAGGTAGAACCCATGACTCTGAAAGCGTTAGTCCGTGAACGTATTGAGGCAGGTAAAGAAATGCCAACGGAAATTTTCGGAGTATACTCTGAAAATAAAACTACAATAAAAAGGAACAAGTAACATGAACCAAGTAGCAACGAAAAAAGAAGGAGCGTTAGCAACAAATTTATTTGAAGCTGATGCACAACAAGGTGCTCAAAATATATCGCAGGAAGATCTTGCGTTACCTTTCTTAAAAATTTTGGGACAACTATCACCAGAAGTTAACAAGCGTGATGGTAAATATGTCGAGGGCGCTGAACCCGGCAAAATCATAAACACTGTAACCAATCAATTGTATGACAGTATAAATGTTGTACCATGTCATTACAAAAGACAGTACATTGAATGGCAAGACAGAGGTACCAGTAGTGGTGCACCTGTTGCAATTCACGAGGCAGACAGTGATATTGTTAGTCAAACGACTAGAGGTAAAGATTATAAAGATAGATTACCAAATGGTAACTATTTGGATAATACTGCCAGTCATTTTGTACTTATTGTTGGTGATAACCCAGAAACTGCTTTGATTTCTATGAAATCTACTCAATTAAAAGTGAGTAGAAAATGGAACTCAATGATGATGGGTTTAAAAATGCAGGGTAAGAATGGTTTATTTACACCGCCTACATACAGCCACATTTATAAACTATCAACCGTCCAGATGTCTAACGACAAAGGAACATGGTTTGGTTGGGATGTGTCTAAGGTTGGTCCTGTTGAAGATAAAAGTATCTATGACATGGCAAAATCTTTTGCAACAAGTGTAGGTAAGGGTGAGATCCAAGCTAAACACGGCTCAGAAGAGGCGGAGTCTAAGCAACCGTACTAGAATCCTAGGTAGTGGGCGTCGAAGCGAGAGTGGATACGCCCACTTAAAATGTGCTAAATGATAGAAGATAGAATAGAAAGATTCAGAAATATATTTCAAGGTTTAGACCGTGCTCATGGTGTCACCATCGTGGGTGAATCAAACGGTAATGGTCAAAAAGTAAAAGGCAAATCGTTTGTAAAAAGAGATCCTGTTACACCAGAACTGTGGTTAAAACATTTACAGGGTACAGAAAATTTAGGTATCATACCAATCAACGATAACAGCGAATGTAGATGGGGTTGTATTGACATAGACTCATACGCAGGCTTTGATCACAAAAAATTAATTAATAAAATAAAAAATTTAAACTTACCACTAATTGTATGCAGATCTAAATCTGGTGGAGCACATGTATTTTTATTTACATCGGATTATGTATCAGCAAAAATAATGAGAGATAAACTTGTACAGATTAGAGCTGTGCTTGGTTATGGTAATTCAGAAGTTTTTCCAAAACAAACAGAATTAAAATCGCAAGATGATACAGGAAATTTTTTAAATTTACCATACTTTAATGGTGATGATACAGTAAGATATGCTTTTGATAACGAGGGTGATGCTGCTAGTCTAGAAGGTTTTTATAAATTATATGAAACAAAAGTTATTACTGCAGACACAGTAGAAAGTTTAGAAATAAAAAGACCAGAAACAAAATATTCAGATGGGCCACCTTGTATTGAGTTGATGTCAGAAAACAAAATAGGTGAGGGTGGTAGAAATAATGCGCTGTTTCACTATGGTGTTTATGCAAAATCTAAATGGCCAGATGGTTGGAAATCAAAAATAGTTGTGTTTAATGAGACTGCTATGGAACAACCACTATCTGATTCAGAAGTAGACATAGTTATAAAACAACATGACAAAAAAGATTGGGGATACAAATGTAATGATCAACCTATGTGTAGTTTATGTGACAAGACACTATGTAGATCTAGAAAGTTTGGTATAGGTCAAGAAGTATTGTTTCCAAATCTTACAGACTTACAAGTCATAGATTTAGAAGATCCTTACTATTACATGAATGTAGATGGAGAAAGACTAAAATTAGACAGCGTTAAATATCTTAGACAACAAAGTCTATTTCAAGAGGCATGTATGGTTCAATTAAAAACTAGACCACCTACATTAAAAGAAAAAGATTGGGTACATCTTACAAATCAATTACTACAAGGTGCGGAGGTTACAGAACCTGCAGAAGGTTTACGTACAGAAGATCAATTACAAAATCATTTAGAAGAGTTTTGTTTAAATAGATTATCTTCAAGTGATAGATCTGATCTACCAAAGGGTGGTGTGTGGACAAACAATGGCCATCATCACTTTGTGTATGACAGGTTTTATCATCAGTTTTTAATGCGTAGAAGATGGGATCTTGGTTATTCAAGAACAGCACAATTGTTAAAAGAAAAATGTGATTGTGAAAACAAAAGAATAGGAAAAGAAAAACTATCTGTGTTTGTTGTAAAAGAGTTTGAAAAAAAGAATGAAGAGTATAAACAAAAACAGCTAACAGAAGAGGCACCATACTAATGAAGTATACAAACATATGTGGTAAAGATTTTAAAAATAAAGCTAAAGCCTATAAATTTTTTAGAAGTTTAGTAAGAGATACGGTAAACACTGGTTTAAATTGTGTGGAACCTACAATAGAATTAACAGAAAAAACTCCATTAAAAAATTCAAATGTTAGTAATTTATTTGAAAACTATTTGGTTGATGGTGATTGGTATGGAAGAAAAACTAAAGGTCAAAATATTAAAAATTTTGTTTTAATCAAAGATGATTATAACGACTATTGTCTTGGATTTAGATTAGAGGACAATTCTATTGAGTCAGTTACTGCTAAATCATATTTATCTTGTTTTGGAAAAGGAACTCAAACAGATGATGAAAGATTACATTCTGCTATGAGGTATGAAGTAAAATATCAATCAGAGGAATATAGAAAAAATAATCAACATATTCAAGAATGTTTTGATTGTTCTTGTCCACGAGAAGCTGGTTTAGATGTTGATCACGTTGTTCCATACAAAACTATAGTGCACTCTTTTTTTACTATTTATAACAAAGAAGAGTTTAAAAAAAGCATGAACAAAGAAATACAGGGTTTGTATTGGAGGTTGAGAGAAGACCACCGAAAAATATGGAGAGAATATCATAAACAGCACGCAAAATTTCAATTACTTTGTAAGGAATGTCATAGACTTAAAACAGCGAGTGAACGATGAAAACAATTGTATTGGGACCACCAGGAACAGGAAAGACTACAACTTTGTTAAACAAAGTAGATGATTATTTAAAACACACAGATCCAGATAAAGTTGGTTACTTTGCGTTTACACAAAAAGCAGCATACGAGGCGAGAGAAAGAGCTGTAAAAAAATTTAATTTAGAAGAGGATGATCTACCATACTTTAGAACACTACACTCATTAGCATTTAGAAGACTTGGAATCAAAAAAGAAAATGTAATGCAACGTAGACATTACATGGATTTAGGAAAGAGAATAGGTTTTCCTGTAAACTATGCTGTGTACGAAGACGATCACTCAGGTATCTTTACATCAGATAGTGAGTATTTAAGAATTATTAATCTTGCTAAACTTAGAAACATAACACCAGAACAACAGTATGATTTAAACGAACATAACCAAGAACTTGAAAGAGATAAGTTAAAGATTATAGCAGCAGAGTTAGAAAGATATAAAAAAGAACATAACCTCATAGATTTCAATGACATGATCACAGAGTTTACAAAGTCTGATGCAGCTGTACCAAAATTTGATGTTGTATTTATTGATGAAGCACAAGACTTGTCAAACATGCAGTGGGATATGGCAAAAACTATTTGGAAAAAAACAACAG